TATAATGTACAGTTATTTCCACCTACTACAAGCCTTTCAGCACACAACAAGTAATATAAAAAATAACTACTTAATTTCTTGTTTAATAAGGTCGTTGTATTCAGTTACCCAATCTAAAGGTATTTCTCTATCTGCGTTGTAATATCTAACAATAGCTTCTCTTACTTCTTGCAGTCTTTCTTTTAATCTAACTTCTTTAGGTACTAATCCAATTGGTGGTTTTTCTATTGTTGTAAATTCTCTTTTCATCTTATTTGTTATTTATGTGTTTATTATTCCGTTACTTTTTATATTACAATACGTTACCTATTAGATGCGTTAAAACAATTAAAACAACAATATTGTTTGCCAAGTTGTACATCAACTCCGCACTCCATACATTCGCTATTTTCCTCTGACGATTCTAAATGTTCGTTTAACTGGTGATCAAATACGTCCATAATTATACGTTAAAAATTAATCCGGTTAATAATCTTACAATGAAATAGCTAGGCGCTAAAATCATTATTAATGTTTGAAGTTTTTTCATTTTGTTTGGTTTTTAAAAATTTAAAATTGTTTTGCGAATTGCTTTGCTTCGTTTAATTTAAAAAAATTAGCATCATTCAATATTACTTCGTCGCCTTTTGTTATTGTTAAGTAATACATTTTAAAAGTTTTATTATAGCTTACTTGATCTATAAAATAACTGATATCTTTTTTACTAGATTCCCAAGTTGATGAAGATGTTTTTGAAAATGTCATTTTGTTTGTTTTTTAAATATACCGCTAATATAAAAAAATATCTTTAATTAAAAAAATATTTTTAGTTTTTAACGCAAAAAAAGACCTGAAAGTTAATTCAGGCCCTTTAAAATAAATTATTTTAGTTATTATGGAGTTTCTAGTGCTGCGATTGCAGTTGAGAAAGTTCCATTTACAAACGCATTTGGCAAGTAGTTTGTTAAAGCAACCCTTTCGCTTACTCTAACAGTTACAAATCCATCTCTTACGTTAGTTCCATCTTCTCTAAAGAACTCAACATTTACACCTTGTCTAACCCATAACTGAGTACCAACACCAAAGTTTCCAATTAAGAAAGTTCCGGCAGCGATAGCAGTATTTTGAATTACTTTTACTCCTGAAAAAGAAGGTTGTAATCCGTTATAAACTTGGTCTTTCAAATACTTATTAGTCGAATCTTTCAACAATAAGATTTTGTTAAAGTCAGTAGGATTTAACATAATACAATCAGCGTTGTAGTTTAACAAAGCTAATTGGTTTAATGCTGCAACGATAACGTCAAACTCATTTGCAGATTCAACAGACTGATAAAAAGCACCACTTGCAGAAACGTCAAAGTCAGCTGCGTCAGTAATGATTCCGCTTAAATTAGCGCCAGTTCCGTCTCCGCTTAATATTTGAGCATCTTCAACTTCTAAAAGTTTCTCAGGCGCTCTTGCAGAAAGGTAAGACGTTAATTGTGGCGTATCAGCTAACATTTCTTCAGAAATACGGAAGTAAGTTCCGATTTTTCTTACGTTAGCATCAGCCGCAGTCATATCAAAATCAGATTGTCCTAAAGTTGCACCCTCAGCAGTTGCAGCAGCGCCATTAGAATATCCTGATTCTTTTACATATCGTACAACATCAGATTGAGTTGATCCAGTAGCCAGTAATTGTCTTACGTGAACTGGTCTTGTTGGGTCAAATTTATAACCTGGTACTCTGTCCGCCGGAATTACCTCCCCAGTAAAATCGGCTCCGGTAGTCATATCTGCCTTTAACTCAAAGGATGCGCTTCTTGCGTTACCTTTTGCAAGGCCTTCAACCGCTCCATTATCCAACGCCTCTTTTAAAGCACTTTTAAAAGTTACTTTCTTTTGGCTATTGAATTGTTTTTTGTTTGCTACTTCCATAGCGTCTAAACGCTCGTTTAATTTAGTAGCCATTCCGCTAACTTCTGATTTTACAATCTCGTTAGCTTTTTCAACAACGTTGTTTACAACGTCTGAATTAGATTTTTCAATCTTTGCGTCAATAGACTTGCTTATGCCGTCTAATTGATCTTTTAATTTTTCATCCATTTTTTAGGAATTTAAAGAATTTAATAAATAGTTATACACTTGTGAATCATTGTTTTTTACTTCAATACTCGGCGAAGTGATAATTTCTGTCGGCTTCGTGAACTCAATAAATAATGATTTTAATTTTAATACTTCTGCTTCAATAGCGTAACCCATCTCGTCTGAAATGTCGCCTTTGCGCAATAGTTTAGAAAGGCTATCGTATCGTTTAGAAACTTTTTCTAAATCTACATTTCCTTTTACGTCTAATATTTTAGCTTGGTCATTAGCTGCCAATGTAACGGCGCTAATTTCATATAGTTTAACCTCGTTGATTTCTCTATAATCTCCTTTGTCTTGCTTTTGTATTGGTAATATGCCGACGCTATTTTCGGTTATTACTCCGCTTTTCATTAGTTCAACAACATCTTTTCCTAATTGCGTTTTAGCAATCTCTGCAACAAAAACTAAACCTTTGTCATCTTCGTAAAGTTCGGTCATTTTGCCGATTGGCTGATTCATATCGTGTTGATATAAATATTTAACTCTCGAGCCATTCTCGGCGATTGTCTTTTTGTAAGCGCCTTTCATAATTATATCAGAATCAGAATCTTTGTTGCCAAAAAATGATCCGTAACCTTTTATGATTCCGGCCTTTTCGTCTGCATCGATTAACTCACCAACTGGAGCCGCTTTGTAAAGAATTGTGTTCATATAGAAAAATTTTTGTAAATATACGATTTTTAAATTTTTTGATTTGCACCAAATGAAACACCAAAACCAATGTCGGATATTTCTCCGGTTGCTTGTGCAGTTTCTTTAGGGAAAACCGCTATTGAGCAACGGCAATTAATTACCTCACTAGCCGGGCCGCTTGGGTCTCCTGGGTACATCATTAAAGCACCTCCAACCATAAAAGGCTCATTCTGAGGAACAGGATCACTTGCACCGGCTTCGGCGTGTGTAGACCTAGTTCTGTCGTCAAAAGATGCAATCCATTCTTTCATCATATCAGCCGCCGGAAATATTGTGTTTGCAGATTTTAAAGTTGCAAAGTTAGCGGCGTTTGTTGCCTCTGTTCTAACTAGCCTTTGTGCCTGAAATGTTGAATACTTTGTAAATTGGCTTCTTAATATTCTAGTTTTTTCGTCAATACCTGAATTTTGAAAATCAATATCAGTAAGTAAATTTTGAGTAACTTTTTTTAGCGTTGCTTTTGCCGTTCCACTTACTAAAGTAACCCTTTCAGCACCTACGGCAGACCCTAAAGCTGCAAATGTATTTGACCATTGATCAATAAATTGGTTTGGGTTTACGCCCTTTTTAATATACTTGTCAAAATTTCTTGCGTACCATTTGGCAAATTGTAAACCGATATCCTCGTATAAATCACGATAAATTTTAAGTAATTCGCTTGTATTAAATAAAAGTTGGAAATCTGTTTGGTTTGCAGATAAAAAAGAATTTACGCCTCTAAAATATTGGTTTTTATAATATCGCCTTACTTTAGAAGATTGCCTTTTTTCGGCCTTGTCCAATTCCTTTTCAAAAGCCTTTTGCCATTTGTCTTTGTTTAACCTCAATTAGTCGTCTTTTAATTTGTTTACTTCTTTAATGGCCCAATCAACCCCGGCAGTTCCTCCCCATAAGTTCCAGGCAACGTAACCGTTATCCTTCCAAGGCTCACCCTTATATTTAGGATCTATTTTTGCGTTTTCTCTGTGGCGATTAAATTGTGCCATTCTTTTCACAACATCTAAAGAAATGTTTTCTCTGTTTGCGAGTTGTGATGCTCTACGCCATCCGACCTCAGTTCCCGCAGTAACAACATCACGACCATATTTTTCACGCCATTCAATCATCCTTTTAGCGTTATTGGTAGCAGATTGAGGATAATTACTATAAGTTTCTGCCTTAATTATTTCGTTTTTTTTTTGACCTAAAAACTTGTTTACGTCTAAATCTATTGGATCAATAGGTAAATCAATTTCACTTGGATTTGTTGGAATTAAATTAGCCGGAATAAAATAATCATCTAACGTTGTGTTTTCTTCATCTTTTCCGTAATTCATTGCAGAACGCTTTTCGTTTGGCGTAATCCACCAGGCTTTA